TATGCTAAATCTGTATCTCATCCAGAAATGTTAGATGATGATGGGCAAGTAGTTCAAGATGATCTACTATACCTTCGTGACATGATCGTTGAAGACGACGATGAAGATGACGATTAATTAATCATGCCAAAAACACTTGAAAATAGCAACACTAGATTGCTTATTAGTGAGGTCTTACGTAAGGTCTCTAATGCTAAAACTAAAAAAGAAAAGGTAGCACTCCTACAAAAACATAATAGTGTTGCGTTAAGGCAACTGATGATCATTAATTTTGATGAATCTATTGTGTGCCTGATGCCAGAGGGAGAGGTACCATTCAATCCTAATGATGCACCTGTAGGGACAGATCATACTCGTTTAGAATCCGAGTACAGAGGTCTCTATAGGTTTTTTAGAGGTGGAGAACCTAAACTTCCTCGTGTTAAGAGAGAACAAATGTTCATTCAATTATTAGAAGGTTTATCTGCTGAAGAGGCAGAACTTTTAGTCCTCTGTAAAGATGGTAACTTGAATGACAAGTACAAAAGGATTACTAAAGCAGTTGTCTCTGAAGCATTCCCACAAATTACATGGGGAGGTCGTTCGTGAAGATCTTAAAACAAGATTGTAAGAAGGACGAAGCACTAGACAAGACACTACCATATACATGCTATCTTATCATCTATAAAGTGGATGGTGTAGAGAAGTATGATCTTGCAATGGCATCTAAACAGGTAGATCTTTTTGATCATTACTATGATGCATATAAAGAAAACTTTATTAGTATGATGCAAGCGGAAGGTAGGGTTGCACCTGGTATGTGGACAGATCCTGCAGAAAAAGCAAAGAAACCTAAGAAAAAACGATGACAGTATACAAGAACTTTAAAAACCCATCTCAAATGACAGAGAAGGAACAACAAGAACTAGGTGGTAAAGCAGTTGGTGCTGTTATTACATTCTTTCTTAAACCTTTTATTGTAAAATGGGTATGGAACTGGGTCATGCCATCCCTGTTTGGATTAACTGTAATTACATATTGGCAAGCACTAGCACTAGGTCTATTAGTATCACTTCTATTCAAAACTTATGAAAATAACTAAGGTATCTGTTACACCAGACGCTGAAAAGTTAATTGGATACATTGCTCGTGTGAGCAATCCTAAGAATCAGGAGAACCCTGAGGTAGCAGGACTACTAAAGTATTGTATCAAGCATGGTCATTGGTCTATCTTTGAGCAAGCAAGTATGACAGTAGAGATTGAAACTACTCGTGGTATTGCTGCACAAATACTCAGACATAGATCATTTACATTCCAAGAGTTCTCTCAGAGATATGCTGATACTAATCTATTAGCAGATGAGATACCGATGTTTGATCTCCGACACCAAGATACAAAGAATAGACAGAACAGTACAGATGACGTACCCTACAACAAAAAGAAAGACCTTGAGTACAAGATTGCGGAACACTTCGTTGAAGCGATGGATCTCTACAATGAACTCCTCGNTNNNGGNATTGCGAAGGAGTGTGCGAGATTTGTTCTCCCTCTAGCAACACCTACAAGATTGTATATGACAGGAACAGTTCGTTCTTGGATACATTACATACAACTAAGGGGTGGACATGGTACACAGAAAGAGCATATGGATATTGCTCATGCCATTGAAGACATCTTCATCAAAGAATTTCCTATCACATCTGAAGCATTGGAGTTTTAACATGCCTATTTACCCAGTAATAAATAAAAATACCCAAGAGAAACAAGAACTCCATATGAGTTTAAAAGATTATGAGCAGTGGAGAGAAGACAATCCCGAATGGGATAAAGACTGGTCTGCAGGAACTGGTGGTGTTACCTATGGTACTCCTAAGATGGAAGATGGATTCAAAGAAGTGATGTCTAAAGTCCAAGAGAATCATCCTACTGCTAATCTTTCGAGGTTTACATAATGCCAAGAGCGAGAAAGAAAATGAATGGAAATGGTCAGAACGGAGGACCTATCCAACCTATGTCTAAGAAGATGATGAAACGTAAGAAACCCATCGACAAATCTTACATGACACCCATCGAACCTATCACTGAGAATCAGAAGACAGCGTTCGCAGAGTATCAACGTGGGCAAAATTTATTATTACATGGAGCAGCAGGAACAGGTAAGACATTTATTTCATTGTATCTCGCACTCCAAGAGGTACTTGACGAATCCACACAATATGATAAAATAGTAATCGTAAGGTCATTAGTTCCTACTAGAGAGATTGGTTTCCTACCAGGTGACCATGAAGATAAATCTTATCTCTATCAGATACCATATAAAAATATGGTAAGGTATATGTTTAGTATGCCTGATGACAATTCATTTGAGATGTTATACGACAATCTCAGATCTCAAGACACTATAGATTTCTGGTCTACCAGTTTCATTCGTGGTGTCACTCTTGATAATACTATCGTTATTGTAGATGAGTTCAGTAATTTAAACTTTCATGAACTCGACTCTATGATTACAAGGATAGGTGAAGATTCTAAGATTGTTTTCTGTGGAGACATAGCACAGTCAGATTTAACAAAAGAGTATGAGAAGTCTGGCATCTCAGATTTTATTAGAATCATTAACGAAATGAAAGAGTTCACATGTGTCGAATTTGATATTGGTGACATCGTTCGCTCTGGATTAGTTAAGTCGTATCTAATTGCGAAATATAATCTAGGATTTTCTTAATGACTTTTACATTTATTGATGTTGATCTCGAACCCCTTGAGGTCGAACCTGTGAATAAAGATGGTGTTAGGTTTTATAAACTACCTAAAACTGATAAATATTACCCAAGCGTCACCTCAATCACATCGTTTAAGAACGCTGCTTTCTTCTCAAAGTGGAGAAAGAAAATTGGTGAAGACGAGGCGAATCGTATTACTGCAAGGGCAACACAGAGAGGAACTGCGTTTCATAGTATCGCAGAAGATTACATCAATGGTGAACTGGATCTCGACAAGTACTTGGATAATAATCCATTATCTGTTAGAATGTTTCAGTCCGCAAAAGATACTCTCAATCGAATAGACAATATACATTGTTTAGAAGCATTTCTTTACTCACACTACCTTGGTTTAGCAGGTCGTGTTGATTGTATAGCAGAGTTCGACGGTGAGTTGGCAGTAATTGATTTTAAAACGTCCACTAAAGAAAAGAAAGAGGAACACATCGAAAACTATTTTGTACAAGAAACTGCATACGCAGCGATGTTCCTTGAACGCACTGGAATTGAGGTCAAGAAAATTGTCACACTTATCGCAACAGAAGAGGGATCTATACAAATCTTTCAGAAGCACAATCTTGATGACTATTTACAACTACTTAAATCCTACATTGAGGAATTTGTTAGGGGAAAAGTTAATGCCTAAAGATGCTAAGAAAGGTCAAGACGATAACTTCCTGACACCAACTAAGTTCTCTCAAGAGATTGAAAGATTAGTCAAAGCAAGTAACGGATTGATCACTTACATTGAAGCAATCGTTACCTACTGCCAAGAGAATGAGGTTGAGTTAGAAACTGTACCTAAGTTAGTTTCTAAACCATTAAAAGAACGTCTCCGTCATGAAGCACAGAGACTAAACTACATGAAGAAATCTTCCAAAGGAGTTCTACCACTGTGACAGGATTTGAAGTGTATAAAATGTATCTTGCATTGAAACAACACTTCACTAAAGAAAAGTACGACTACCACAAGTATCGTGGTAAGGTTCGTGCAAGTGAAGATGCCTTTGAACAACGACACGATCGTTACTTCTTTAAGAAATTAGCAACTAAGTATTCACAACAAGAAATTGTAGATTACTTCGTTGCTAATTTTATATTTGATCCTAAAGGTTATATAAAATCATTTAATGATGATGTTTATAGGAACTGGAAGGTCAATCAAGAATCTTTCTCTTATAAATTTAAGGAAGATGTATGTTTACTATTGGATGAGTATGATTATCCCTATCAAGATTATTTTGATAGAGTATTTTCTATTAAACATGGTAAGCATCCTAAACTATTAAAGTCTTATCTTGCAGGAGAGGTTTCATTAGAAACTCTTGTAGTATTTGAAACATGTTTAGGATTTGTAAAAGATTTTGATAGAGTTCTAACTGACCCTATATGGAAAGAAGTTAGAATGAAAATTATTAAATACCAACCCTTCATAGCATTAGATTGTAATGTTTATAGAGGAACTATTTTAGACACAATAGCAACAAAAGTATGACAGAATTTTTTCAATCAGAACAAGTACAAGAAGACCTTAGAGATATATTTACAACGTATCAAACTCTTGCATCTATGACAGCAAGGATACAGTTTGAACCTAAAGAAACACGTGTAGAACATATCGATAAGTGTAATGATCTTATTGATAAGCAAAGAACATTCTACACACGGTTATGTCTCTCTGCTGCAGAGGATGCAGAGGCAGCAGACATGAAAGAAAGAATTAACTTAATGTCAAAGGCATTTGGATTCAGTAACTTATATGAGTGTTTGGACAAATTAACAGAGACATTAGACGCTGCTAGAAAGAAAGAACTTGACAAGTGATAAATAGTATGGTACGATTACACAGTACAATACACACAATACAAAAATACGGAGAATACGATTATGTCTTTTGCATCACTTAAGAAAGCTGCCTCTGCAGGTAGTACCCTTAGCAAACTGACACAAGAGATTGAGAAAATCAATCAACCTCAACAGAACAACAGTGCTGATGAGAGATTTTGGAAACCAGAACTTGATAAGTCTGGTAATGGCTATGCAGTCATTAGATTCCTTCCTGCACCTGATGGTGAGGATATGCCTTGGGCAAAGGTATGGAGTCATGCATTCAAAGGTCCTGGTGGACAATGGTATATTGAAAATAGTTTAACAACTATTGGAAAGGATGATCCAGTTGGCGAATACAATCGTGAACTATGGAACAGTGGCAAAGAGTCCGACAAGAACATTGCTCGTGCTCAAAAGAGAAAGTTATCTTACTATTCTAATATCTACGTTGTGTCAGATCCTGCACACCCAGAGAACGAAGGTAAGGTTTTCTTGTATAAGTATGGTAAGAAGATCTTTGACAAACTCGTTGAAGCAATGCAACCTGCATTTGCAGACGAGACACCACTAGATCCTTTCAACTTCTGGAAGGGTGCTGATTTTAAATTAAAGATCAGAAAGTTAGATGGTTACTGGAACTATGACAAGTCAGAGTTTGCAAGTACATCAACACTCGGTGGATTCGACGACTCTAAGTTAGAGTCTATCTGGAAAGAGGGATACTCTTTAACAGAATTTGAAAGTGCAAAGAACTTTAAAGAATACGATGCTTTAAAGAAACGTCTTGACCTTGTGTTGGGTTTAACAACTCCACACCCTGTCGTAGAAGACGAATCACTTGAAGACTTGTCGGAAGGAAAGAACGGTTCTTGGGGACAAGAAGTATCAGACTTCAGAGAGAAAGCAGTTGCTTCTTCTCCAGTACAAGATGAAGAGGATACATTATCATACTTCTCTAGATTAGCAGAAGAAGATTAGGTTCACTTTATAAACTGGCACAAGGGGAGTTTACAACGCTCCCCTTTTTGCTATAATATAAACATAGTAATTAAACAAATGAAAGTATTTCTTGCCTCAGTAATCGCACTAACTCCTGTTTCTGCTATTGCTAANGAATATCAAGAAGGATATTCACTCACTAGGACATGTACAAAAACAGAGTACAGAGAAGAGTATGTACCAGGTACAATGAATAGTCCTGGTTATGTAAAGAGTTGGACAGACACAATAGAAGTGCCTTGTGACGGCACTACAAGAGTCTACAGAGAACCTTCTAGAACAATAGAACAAGTACACTATGATGACAATGAATGTGGTGATGGTAAACTTGCAGGTGCATTAGTAGGTGGCGGTGCTGCTGCAGCAATGTCAAGAGGTGATGGTAGATGGTGGGCAATTCCACTAGGTGTTTTAGTAGGTAGTAGCGTAGGGTGTGATATGGCAGGGGGATAAATGGTAGAGACGCTAATAAAAGAGTTCCCCCTTACAGACATAGGAGGTCGTTTGACAGAAGAAAGAATAAAAAAGTATACCTATACTAAACA